ATTCTAATATCTGGTTATAGTTTTTTAATTTTGATGGAATACTATTATGTAATCTTATATCTATTTTTGTGTTTGGACCTCTTAAAGGTATAGTATTATCTTCAGTAGCTGGATATCCTAAATCTATTGTATATTTTACTGGATCTATTATATATTCACATATAGTAAAATTACTTTGATTTGTTATAAAATTAGGTAAGGGGTTTAATAATTTAAATAAAACTTCATATTTAGAAGCATTTTTATTTAATAAAATATTTATTCCTAAAATATTAATATCTTGCCCAAAAGATAAATGAAAATCTTTAAAATAAACTGAACTTTCTATTTCTGAAATAAAACTTCCAACAGCTGCATTAAGAGTATTATTTGGTATTTTTGGAGTTACTGTTCTTATTTCTTTACGATTAGATGATATTTCTTTAATAGAAAAAGGAAATCCTTCAGTGTTAAAAATTTTTTTTCTTTTTAAACTAATTTTAACTATATATTTACCTGTTGTATATCCTGATTTTTTTAATATAGATTCAGGATCTATACTCATTTCATCTGTTGTTCCTATATTTTTGTCTGAACTTAAAGGTATATTAGATACCCATATTTTTTCTTGTCCTGTATTTACCCAATACCCGTCTTTAGCCATATTAGGACCTGGACTATCATAATCTTTTTCACCTGCTCCTGGTAGTCCTTCTATTATTTCAGGTTCTACATTTGTAGGATTTAAAGTAGAAGAAGGAGGAGTATTTTGATTTGTAAATGAATAATCAGTACAATTTATTATAGATTGGAGTAAATTGTTTTTAAGATCATATATATGGACATCTACATGGTCTTCATTTCTACCAAATGTTTTAGTTATATTTTGGGATGATATTGATCCTTGTTTAGGACTAAATAAAATATCACTTTCTATTTTTATTACTTTATCTGCCATTATAATAATGTTGTTCCGTCATTAACGGTTCTTGTATTGTAATTTTGATTTCTACCTTGCCAATTATCTAGAGATTCTTGATTTTCATTAAAAGAATTAGTATTATTAATTAAAGTAGTAAAATCTAATCCTCCTGGAGGTAATCCTGGTTCTTCTATATTAGCTAAAGGATTATATTGACTCATTTCAGGTACTATTGATGTGTTTTTTAAATCTGGTTTTTCTAATCTCATTCCTTGTTCTATATCTGCCCTTATATCTGCTGCTTGTAATTGACCATTTGATTTAGAACTTAGTGCTGGGTTATACCTATTAATTAAAGCTGTATTTACTGTTAAATCTGCTTCTACTTCTACATCTGGTCCTGGAAGTATACTTAATATAGCTTCTGCATCTAATAAAACACAATAATCTTCATTAGGTATTCCATCAGCTGTTCTTGTTTGTTGTCTTATAGATTTTAATATTTCATCATTTTTTATTTGTCTTCTTCTTCCTGATTGCATATAATATCTAAGAGCAGGTTGATTTCTGACTTGAATAACTGTTCTATTAGGTAAAAAGGGGTGTTCTTCTTCTATAGAATCTATTTCAAATTGTATATCTCTTACTTGTTCTTTTAAATCTATTATTTCTTGGTCTTTTGGATTAGGGGGAGTACCAACATACTCTGTGCTTTTAGCTATTATAGTAGAATGAGATAAATGTCCTTCTTTTTCTATATCATAAAATAATTCATCATAAAATTCAAAAAATTCTTCTACTGTGTATTTTTTAATTTTTATTTCAGAAAATTCCTCATCTAAATAATCACGAGATTCTCTAGCTCCAAAAATTTCTTTATTTAATCTTATTTTTCTCATTATAAATTATTAAATCCAGGATATACTAATTTTTGATTACTTCTAGTAGAATTACTCATAGTTAACCACCAATTATTTAAAAATATTGATTTTGGATAATTCCAATTTAAAGCTATTTGTTCTAAATCTGTGTATGATTTTGTGTTTAAAAATTCAACACTTCCTACATTATTTAACAAAATTTGACTAAAATAATAATCTAAAGATGATTTTATTCTATTTAATTGATTATAAGGTTCATAATCTTTATTTAATATAACATAATATTGAACATTATATAATAAATTTCCAGCTCCTGTTTCATTTAAATCTTCAAGATTAGTTCCTGTTTTTACTACAAACATATTATTATACCCTTCTAGTTCTCCTATAGGACTTGAAAGATAATATATAGGTTCCCCATATAACCCTCCTAAAGGACCACTCCATCCATTCCATGTTACATTTGTATTATAATAAACATTAGTAGGATCATTAAGTACTTCTTCAAATAATCTTTCTTGTATTTGTAATTCATTAGCATCATTAAATGCATGATCATTATATGGTAACCACCAAGATGCGTCTGTATTTCTTGAAGTAGGTTGTATCATTTTAGTACCATAAGAAGAATTTCTATATTTTTTAAAGCTATAAGGAACACCAGGAAGATCATAATATCTATATACAAAGTTATTATTTTCATCTTTCCAATTTCCATAAGCATCTTGTTTAATAGGAGCTCCTATATCTATACCTGTGTCTTTTATTATTTTTTCTTGTGTGAAACCTTCTATTATATTTAAAGAACCTTGAAGAGTTACATCATTGTTTCTATATTTTATAGATTTAGTTTCTCCTGGAAATATTGTTTCTGTTATGTATTTTCTTTTTCCAGGTGCATTTATATCTAAAGATTCATATTCTATTTTACAAGAACTAAATCTTGATGAATATTGTGTTGTATTAAATGGGGCTAAATTATTAGGATCATCTGATCCTTCTAAGCAGGTTAATTCAGCTTCAACATAATCAGATATTCCTTGAAGTGTTATATCTAAATCTGTTATTTCTCCATCTTTTAAATTAATATCATTATCTTCTTTTATATGTGGTCCATCTAATATATCATCTAATTCTGATATTTCTAGTTTTCTACAAACATCATCATCATTATCTTCATATTGATTTCCTGCTGCTCTTTTTAAAGCTTTAAAAGTATTATAATTTTTTATTTCTCTTTTAACCCCATTTTGCATAACCCATATAGGTAAACCATTAGTATTTCTTGCGGGTGATCTTAAAAAAGTACCATCTGGGTAAATAGGATGACTTCTGTTTTCTATAGTTTGTTTATCTATTAAAATCTTTTCTAATTCTCCTATTCTATCTATTAAATCACTTATTATTTGATCTCTCCAATCAATATAATTATTAAGATAATCTTGACTTTCTAATATAAGTTTATAATGAGATTTAGAATTTTCATATTTTTCTATTTTATAAAATAATTCTCTATATAGACCAAAAAATCTTTCTACATTAATAGTATTTTGTGTTTTTATAAGACTAGAAAATTCCCTATCAATAACATCTGTAAATTCTTTGTTATTGTATATTGTTTTATTTAATTTTAAATTTTCTTGAGACATTATCTAACTACCTTAAAATAATAATCATTATCATACACAGTAATACCATCATCATTTTCGTGTTTAAATAAAATACGATAGTATCTTTCTGGTTGAAGACCTTTCATGTATATTTTAAAAAACATTCCATTACTATCCGTGCTCATTTTTGTAAAATTATTATCAAAAGGTATTATTTCTTCTTCTGTTTTTGCATCTCTTATACTATAATAAGAGGAAGTTGTAAGATAATTTACATTTAAATAATTTGAAGAGGTTGCAAACGTTCTTGTAGGATATTTATCTCTTACATGAATTTTAAATTTGACTTCATCATTTTGATTATATTCTTCTTTATTTCCATATAAATACAGACTACATTCTCCACTTTTTTTAGCTACAGATTGTTTAGTATGTACACTATCATCCCATTTAAATGTTAATCTTGGGGGGTATATTGTTTTAGTATCTACTGAAAAATATTGCATTTCACCAAAACTACTTGTTGTGTTTGCTTCAACAGAATCTGGTTGTTTTATTATAAATCCATGATTAGGTATACCATCAGGATATATTTGGCTTGCAAAAAAACTTGCACTGTGTTTTTTTAATGCATCTGTAACATTTATATCTATATCTAAACTATTTCCTTGTAAAAATTGTTGTGTAGAACTAAAACCACTACCTGTCCACCAAGTTCCCCCTCCATGTGATATAGCTGAGCTACTTATAGATCCTGTAGTACCTGGATAAAACATAGGATAATAAGATAATCCTCCAAGGGATGATGTATAAGATGTATATGCTTCTATTACAAAACCTCCATTTGGATTTAAAGTTTCATGAAATATTTCTGAGTATCCTACTCCTGCTTCAAAATTTATCCATTTATTTCCATCATCACTATCATGTCTATGTTCCCAACTTGCTCCATCTGAACCTGTAGGTAAATTTGAGAATCTACCTGATCCTTCATGCCATGATTGAGATACGGGAAAGGATTGTAAATTTAATATTTTTGTTAAATTTTTGTGCTCAGTAGAATATAATTGTATACTACATGAAGTTTTTAAATTGAATGTTGAAGATCCTATAGTATTTTCAATTACATCTGTAACTTCCTTAGTTGGAAATTTAATAAGAACTCTAGATGGATAGTGTTTTTTATCTGTTGTTCCTATTTCTTTTACAATTTCTAATATTTCATCTTTTCCTGTATTTAAATTTAATCTATCAGGATGACTGTATAATGTTGTGTCTGCTTCGGGAAATATAAAATAATATGCCATTTTAATATGTTATTACTCGTCCTTTAATATCTGTATCTGGGTATTTTAACTCAAATATACTAGGATCTAATGATGGATAAATTACTCTTTTTTTAGTAGCTCCTATAAAATCATATTTATATTGGGAATATCCCAATGATGTTCCTGATTTGTTTTTAAGTTCTACTTTTTCTACTGTTTGTACTCCTTTTACTCCTGCTAATAAATTTTCTAATTCTGATATGATAATAGGTTGATTTATTTGCCATTTATCTATATTAAAATAATCTTTTAATTCTGATATACATTCTAATAATACTTCTTGATTATTATAATTTTTAAAAGCAGTTACTTCAAAATCTATACTAAAATTAATAGGAAAAGCATCTTTAATATTAATAGCATCTTTTAACATTCTAAATTGTTCTAAATAAGTCATTAAATTATGTTTAGTAGCTGAATTTAATGTTGTTATTTTTTTATCAGCATTATATCCTAAAGTATATAAATTTAAAGCTAAAGGATTTGGAATACGATTTGGTTCATTTGTCATAGGAGAAATCTGATCATCTTGAGTTATATATGCTTTTGATACAGTGCCTAACCTAGGGGGTAAAGATAAAGTTCTAATTATATAATCATCTTTTGTTACAGTTCTTTGTTGAGCAGAAAAATTAGCCATTGCATTCATTCTTATCTCTTCTACAGAATCTCCTGCTCCTCCTCCTTTTGCTGATTCTGGGTTGTTTACAGCTATTGACCCCCTTATAAAAGTAGCCATATTTGCAGATAAATTAGGTTGTGGAGTTGTTGTTATATTTTCTATTTGGGTAATTGTATTTGCAGATACATTAGATTTTAAACCTCCTCCTACTAAATAAGTTACTGTTAATGTTGTATTTGCTGGTGCTTCTCCATAAGATTTAGTATACATAAAGTTAGAAGGGTCATATGCTGTATCTAGTTTATTTCTTCCATCTTTAATTCCTAAACCTATATTATTAGGATCTGGAGTTATTATTGGATCAGCATTATCTGTTGATCCTGGGCCAAACTGTATTTCTAATTCTTCGTTTGATTTAAAACGTGTTACAAATCTTTTTGGTACTTTTTTTAATTTTAAAAGATATGGAGTTTGATGATTAAATCCTTGTAATTTAGGATCATTTGCTCCTGTATTTTCAACTTCTTCAAAAACAGTATCTTGAGCCAAATATGGGACTTCTGTCCATATATTTCCTTCATCATCTTTTATTGATTCTATTGATATTATATCTGAATTAAATAAAGTTATTGTTTTAAATCTTTCGGCAGCTCCTATAGTAAATTGAGTTGTTATTTTTTCTCCAGATATGGCTTTTACTGATTTTTTTAATAAAAAATATTCTGGATTATCTGTAGAATCATATTGATATACACTTGTATTTGTGGGGTCTATAGATGAAGAATAATTAAATCTAACAGGATCTACTGTATAAAATTTTATATCATCTGCTGTTTTAAAAGAAGAATTAGTGTTTATATCTAAAGCATATGTGTAATCAGGATGATATGTACTATCTCCTACATTTTGAATAGATGGGACTAATTGATATACATCTAACATAGTGCTAGCAGCTGTTGTTACTTTTGGTTTATACCCCATAGAATAAGCTAAATTATATAAATTTTCTTCTTCTTGAGCTAATAATAAAAAACTTTCTCTTAATTGAGTATCAGTGTAAAAAGATAATACGTCTCCTACATAAGCAGCCATTTCGAGAAACATCATTCCTGGATTTCCTTCACTAAAATCATTAAAATTATTAGGATAATAAACTTCTGCGAATTCCATTAATTGATCCCTAAAAGAATTATAATCTTTATTTAGGTATTTTACATCTTTATCTTGATTTTTATTTGATACTTTTGAGTAAGCCATATTAAACAGTTATTAAGATAGCATCTTGAGTACTATCTAAGTTAAATTCATATATTATTTTTATTGTTATAGTATGTTCATCTGGATTAAAATTTATCTGTGTATCTGATAATGTTATTTCAGGAATATAAAATTGAATTTGATTATGTATTTCTTCATTTACTGCTTCACTATCTATATTATTTTCAAATAAAAAATTTTGTAATCCTATACCAAACCCTGGATGATTTATTCTTTCTCCTTTTTTTGTTAATAAAAGATTTAAAAGATTACTTTTAACTTGTTCCTTAGTAGTAGGAGTTCCTGTAAACATATTTGTTTCATCTAAGGGAAAAGCTACCCCAATAGTAACATTTCTATTAATATCTAATGGGTTTTTTCTTTTTACTCCTTGAATTATAGGCATATTTTATTTTGCTTTTTTCTTATCTATTGCTTTCATTAAACTACTATAGTCTCTTGTAACTGCATCTGCTACTGCTGTAGGCATTCCTGTTGTATCCATAGGTAAAGGGGCAGATGTTGCAAAAGGTTGAGCCATACTTACAGGAGCATTTCCTGATTCTGTGTTTGTATCTCCCATTGCTGTTTCATTTAATAAATCATTTAAAGTAGAATTATTTGTAAAATTTTGTTTTATTGGTGGTCTTTTAGGTAATACGTTTGACCCCATAATTTTTTCTCTTAATTCATTTTTTGCTGTTTTAGGTATTGAATTAGGTACTTTTACTATTCTTTCTTTATGTTCTGTAATTGTTGGTTTTAATTCATCACGTAAATCTTCTTTAAGTGTTTTAATTTCTCTACGTAACGCATAATCAATTTCTTCTCTAACTACTTTTCTAATTAGATTTTCAAAGGTTTTTGCTTTCATGTTGTTATCTATTATTTATTATAAATATAAAATTTTTTAATTTATTGGTACAATTTTTCTTTCAAATCTTGTTTTAAATCCAAAATCTAAATTTTGTAAATGTTCTACTATTTCTTTTTTTCCTTGTCCTTCAAGTTCTAATATAAGATCTTCATAAATTGTAGTTAATCTTTCTGAAATACCTCCAAGTTCTGAGTTATTTACAACTCCTCCTCCTGCACCTGTTCCTGTTCCTCCATATCCTGGAAGTCCTTGATTTCCTCCAGCTCCTATACCATTACCTGAACCTAAATTTCCATTTATTCCATTTCCTATACCCATACCTGCTCCTGTACCTGTACCTGTATTTCCATTATTACCAGGACCAGTTCCTACTGTTCCTAAACCTACATCACTTCCTAATCCTTTATTTCCATTTAATACATTAGGATCAGGGTATAATCCTGTTGGGTCATTTTTTAATATTTCTGATTCTAATAAAGATTCATTTATATTTCCATCAGAATCTCTAACAGAGGAATTTGATGTATTACACATTTGGAGATACATTAAATATAAATATTCTATAAATGCCATCATTTTTTGTACAAGATCTAAAATAGGTTGAATTAAAAGAACAGCTGCTAATATAGATGCTACTATTTTTAAAGCCATTTTCATATACTTTTTGGCTGCTTTTGATCCCGATTTTATCATTCCTCCAAATTCACCAATTATTCCTATACCCTTAATAATTATCATAGCTAATTTTTGTTGTATACCACCATGAGCTAACATACCTACTAAAAAATTTATTCCTAATTTAGCTACTATCATTAATATTTCAACTACTATTAATATAACTGCTAATATACCAAATATTATTGCTATTTTTGGTAATATTCCATCTGTTATTTTTTTAATTTTTGCATTAATAGCATCTAATTTACCTTTAGCTTTTAATAATATTGCTTCTAATTTTTCTAAAATACCATGTAATTTATTGTATACCTTTTTCATTTTTTCTTGAGCAGATATACTACAAGCAGCTGATATTAATTTTTCTTTAATTTCATCTTTTGAAGGTAATTTTGATAAAACTTTTTCTTTTATCATTTTTTTACCTTCATCTTTTATTTTTGATTTAGCTTTCATCATTACACCGCTTATTTCACGGTTCATTAAAAGACTTACTTGTTGTGTTGACATTTTATCCTATTTTAGTTATATCACTTTTTATTGAACTTATTCCAGGTTTAGCCATAGCATCATCTTTTAATTCTTGTACTCTTCCTTTTATGGCTGCAAACATACCTTCATTTTTCCAGTTTGCTGTAGTTAATTTTCCTTTTCCTCCTGAAGGGCATTGGAATTGTAAATGATCACATATTACATCTATCATATCAAGAAATATTTCTAATACTCCTGTATCTCCTCCTAAAAATTCTCCTAATTCATCTCCTAAAATTGCTGGATTAGATGGTAATGATTGATCATGTTTATTTAAACCTAAATAAATATTAGGTGCATTTACTATAAATTTATTTTTATCTATATTTGTTGTGTCAAAATGAATACTTCCATTAGTACTAAATCCTATAACTTTATCAGAATATAATAATATTGAATCATTTTTAGCATTAAATACTAATCTATCTGAATTTATAAGTACTTGTTTTCCTTGAAATAATCCTGGTTTTGTTGGTATGTAACTCATATTATACTAAATTTTGAATTGCTTCTACTATTCCTTCTTGATATTCTTGTTTATATCCTCTTCTATACCCTCCATAAGATTTATGAATATCTTCTCTTTCTGAAGCTAATGTTGTTCTTTTTATATTTTGTCCTTTTTTATAAGATATATGAATCCATGATTTATTTCCTCTTTCAGGATAAGCCCACATTAATTCATAAAATTCTGGTAAATTTTTAATACACCAATTAAATATATAAGATGTATGTTCTTCTGATATTTTAAAATCAATAGCACATCCACTTATATGATTACTATTATCATGAGAACCTCCAATCATTCTATTTAATGTTAAACTTCTATAAGCAGATATTAATATAAAATTAGGATATGCTTCAATTATTCTATCTACACAATTTTCCATTAAATTTTTTAAATTTTTAACTATTTGTTCTCCATTATAATTTAAATCTACTCCTGGATAGTTATTTATTTCACTAAATGTTGGATTTTTATAATCATAAGATATTAATTGTTTTAATTTATAATAGTTTCCTATATTTTGTTCTAATGGACTATATATTTCTGATATACTACCTGAAGATAATGTATATAATTCAGGGGTTGATTTTGTTGGTTTTGTTAAAGTATTTAATATTACATCATTTTCATAATTTAAGAATTGGGTGTCTGTTTTTCTTTCTATTATATATGATGTTTGTTCTTGTACATCCCAAGGTAATTCACTTTCTATCATTTGTTCAATAATAGTAGGTGTTTTTGGAGAATGTAATACTACATCTTCTTTTATATTACCTGATTTAAAAGAAATATCTTCTATTTCTGGTTTAATTATTATATTTTCTTTTTTTTTAACCATTATATTGGAAGTAAAGATTCTCCTGCAAGATATGAATCTTCATTATCTGAAGCAGGAGTAAAATCTGTTATTTGTTGGTTAGAAGTTAGATAAATACTAGAATCATCTAAGTCTATATTTTCTACTGTGTGTTCCCAACCTTTATCGTTTATTTCTTCTATTCTTTGTCCATTTTTTATAATTATAATAGGTTCTCCATTTTGACCTAAATCGCTCCATCTATTTTTATTTGCTTCTGGAATTACTTGATCCCCCATCATACTTATAGCTTGTGATGTTGATCCTAATCTTATAGAATTTCCAAATCTACCTTCTACAATCATATCACCTTCATAAGGTAATAAAGGTTTAATTCTTACTTGTTCTCTAAAATATTTTCCTAAATTTATATCTGTACTTCCATCTGTTACTTGTCTGGATATTGCTCCATTTTCTGAATTTGTATAATCAGCTAATACATTAGGATTTTTTGTATTTTGGATTGTGGGAAGAGCATTATGGTGTGGATGATTCCATATATTTAAACTAGGAATATAAAAATTAGATGTAGAATTATTTCTATATGTATTTTTATCATAAGTAGATAATATTAATACTATTTCATTTTTTAAAGGATAATTTTTAATATTTGCAAATAAAGGAAAAGCACTATTACCACTTAACCAAGCTCTTTCTAAAGGTAAATTATCATCTAAATAAGTAAAAGTAATAGCCCCTATAGCATCATGTTTACCAAATTGTTCTGCATATGGGTGTTCTATATCTAATATTATATCTAATACTCTTACTGCTAGTAATTTAGAACTTTCTGGTGATGCAGATATATTTATTCTGTCTTTTTTATATACTGCCATTTTATTTAGGTTCTTCTATTTGTTTTGGATTTTCAACTGTTTTAGCTATTTCTTCAGCTACATCCATTAATTGATCCATTTCTTCATTAGTTAATAATCCACCATCTCCTGTTGAAGCAGCACCTGTAGATAAACGTTGTACAATAGCAGCCATTTTGATAAGTTGGTCATCATTTTTAACACTAATTTCCATATATTCTTTAATTAAAGGAACTACTACAGTAGCATCACCTGAAGATTGAACTAAAGGACGTAATTCTGCTATTAAAGATGCAAGTTGTTTTGCTTTTTTCTTTTGATTGCCATGAATTTCTTTGAGTAAATCACCAAAGGATTTATCGTCAAAAAGTATTTGATTTAATGAATCCATATTATTTTATTATAAATATGGAATTTTTAGACTTTTACATACCCCGTTTCAATAAATTCAGAGTAAAGTTCTTTATATAAAACTTTTAATTTTTTAGTTACTTTAGTAATAACTGGGGTATCTACATCTGTCATTTCTCTAATATAAATATAAAGTGCTTTTTTATTAAATATTTCTAAATTTTCTCTACGTTTAAAAAGTACATTTATAGCATCACATACTTTTCTATCTTTATCTTTTTTAAACATTATAAACATATTTTTATCAATATATTCAGTAAAATAATCTATAAAATCTTTAATTTCTTGTTTACGTTCATCTCTACCTAACTGACGTAAAACTCCTTCATCTTCGTCTGCTGCCAAAGGATCTGCTTTTTGTTTTTTCTTTTTATAATTGTTATTATTATATAATATAAGATAATTTTTACCTACAATAGAAAAATAACTAAATGCTTTAGTACCTTTTTCTGGTTTGAAATAATCTAATTTTTCTAAAAGAAAACAAATTACTTCATGTTTTAAATCTTCTAAATTATCTACTTCTGTATAGTAGAATTTAAATGTATGGATAAGATTTTCTGCTAATTTATAAAAAGGGTAATGTATTCTTGTTTTAAATATATAATCTCTTTTATCTTGATTTGAAGATGCTAAGTATTCTTTTATAGCTGCGTCTGTATCTTCTGTAAAATACCTTTTTTTAGTTCTTTTTCTTCCTCTTCTTTTTGGTTCTGGCGCAAGAGAACCAGTGATTACTGGTTCTTGTGGGATTCTGTTTGTCATGTGTGTTTTTACATTTATTTAAGAGTAAATTCGTTTAAAGCATCTTGTATTTTTTTAATTTCTTCAAACATCCATCCTATTTCATCATCTGCTTTAAATATACCCTTATTATCTACTTCATTTAATCTTTGATTACATGCATTTATTGCTTCACTCTGTTTAGTAATAAAATTTTCATAATTTTTTAAAATATCTTCTTGATTTTCATTTTTTTTAATTAAATTTTTAACAACAAAAAAAGAAATTGTTACTACTAATGTTAATATAATACTAAGTGTTATCATGTTTAATCTTTAAAAAACGAATCTATAACATCTAATGTTGCTGATGCTAATTTTGGGTTATTTTCTGTGTTTACTTTTTTAGCTGCTCTAAGTGTTTTATCACCTTTAGTAGCATTAGCTGGTTTTGATTTAGGAACACTATTAGATGCGTTATTCCATAATTCAAATTCGATTTGAGCAGCCATATGATCTGCTTGATGCATTAATAACGGTAAATGTGTTCTTAATCTAGTTTCTTTTTGACCAGACATAAAGTAAAACTTATTTGACTCATCATATAAACCATCATGAATTTTAATTGTAATAAATTCATTTTGGGTAACTTTACATCCAATTTCCTGTAAAATAAATAATGAACGTTCTGGAACTTTCATTGCTGGAATGTCAGTATTAAATTTATAAACCATACCTAATTTATCAACATGCCATTGTGAATCGTTTGGTTGGTAGTATTCGCCTTCTTGTTGGCCCATCTTGCCTAAATCATGGAATAAAGCGGCGAAATGCATTTCTTCAACAGTATATGTGGATATATCACCACCCATTGATTTCCACGTTTTATATAATTGATTTGCACAATCATATACACGTAAAACATGATCAGTATAACCACCTGCAAATGCTGAATGGTGCCAATTTTTACTTGAAGCAGGCATCATCATCATTCTTTCTTTATACTTGTCTAGGAATGGTAATAGTATGTCTGTTCTTTCTTTAGAAAAACAGGTTGTTATTGTGTTTATATAACGATCCCAATTTGATTGGATTTTTTCTGCTGATAACATATTAAAGAGCTCCTAAATTTTGTATCCCACTTGCTCCTAAGGTATTTGTAGATGATATAGTAATTATACTTTGTAATTCTCCAAATCTTTCTTTTAAATCACCTTGCTCCATATATTGAAGAGCTTCTTCATTTTGTCCTCTTTTAATTAATCCTCTTAATGTTGCTAAAGATTGATCTAATCTATCTAGGGCATCTTGTGTTTGTCTTGCGTATTTCATAACTGTTTTTTATTATTTATTTAATTATAGTAAATTATTTTTGGGGATCCAAGTATTTTTCATATTGTTTATTACACCATTCCATATTTTCTTTTAACATTTTTTTACGATCTGGAGGTATATTAAGAAAGTCTGTAGTTTCAATTAAAAGACCAATTGCTATTATACGGTTTAAATCGTCTTTAGTTCCTTTTTCTTGAATAAGTGTTTTTAATAATTCAACACTTTTAAGATATTCATCTTTTTTGACTTCTGCTGCTGATTGTTGTTTTTGTAATTCATGTTCTTGATCATTATCATCAAAGAACGACATTATATTAGTACCAGAGCGGTGTATGCCTTTTAACTCATCCGCTTTTTCCATTCGCTTCAGTGTTTCTTCTATGTTTTTTGGATTGTACTGTGTCATATTACCGGTTCGCCATTTCAACCTAAAACCCCTACAGTTGTAGGGTACCACTAATTTTTAGGGTAACCAAATTTTTTAAACAATTCCTACTGCTCTTCCGTAATCCCCTCTAAAAGTTTTACTTACGTCTTCAGTTCGTTCTATTTCTCCGTCTTTAATAATATCTAATTTTCCTGAAATAGTAATATTTGCTGATTTTGTTGTATCAGTTATTATTACAGGTTCATCTTTGGTTAAATCTGTATTAGAACCTCCAGGGTATTTTTCAATTGCTTTTAATTCTCCTTTATTTCCTCCTACTAATTTGAAAAAAGTAGGATTAGCTGATGGATCTCCAGGTATAGATTGACCATAAGCAAATAAACCTGCTATAGAAGCTTCTGGATGTTTTAATATAAATTCTAATAATTTATAAGCACCATATGTACCTTGTAATTTTGCTCTACCTTCTGAAAACTTACCTTCCCATCCATCTCCTCTTTTTATAACTTCATTAGGAGATCCAGTTCCTCCATCTTCTATTAATTTTGAAACTATTTCTCTTAATCTTGTAATTTCAGATTTATAATTTTCTTCATCCCATTCTAACTCTTCTTTACTTAAATCATATTCAACTTTATCTCCAAATTTAGTTAAATAGGATTTAGCTCTACCTGGTTGATATTTTTCTTCTTTTAATGTAATTGAAACTAAAGGTTTATCTGTATCTCCCCAATTATTTACAAATAAATCATTCCAAGGAGCAATTGAATCTGTTTCTATAGGTAATTCTGGTTCAAAATTTACTAAATAAATATCTCCAGGATTCCATTTATCTTTTTCTAAAACCGTTATTCTTGAACATTCTGTTCTTATTTTATTAAATATTTCTCCTCTATTAAATCTAGGTTTAGGATAAGTTTTTAATATTTCTACTGCTATAGAATATGGATTATTAAATATAGCTTCTGATTTTCTTTTAGACTTAGTAGAAAGATTTTCATAATTTTCTACTAAATCAAGTAATGTTTCTATATATCCTTGTATTTCACTTTCTATATCTTTATATTTATTTGAAAATGATTTTATTATATTAATATTATCTATAAAAGATTTTGTATTAAATGGTTTTAAATTACTCCCATTTGATAAAATATTACACATTAATATAACTAAACTTTCTTTTGTATCTGTTCTAACTTTAAGATTTTCTGGATCAGTACTTACTTTATCTGCGCCCCCAAATTCTGGTGTTTTTTGTATATCACTAGTTTTTATTTTATTACCATCTTTATCAATTAATTCTACACCAAATTTAGGTATATCTCCCATTAAATCATTAATTGCATCTTCTTTATTAGCAACAACAAAAGTACCTCCATCTTTTAATGTTAATTCTTCATCATTTTCTATTTTTTTAATTAAAATAGAAATTCTATCTTTAGATGGATTATCTTTATATTTTTCTAATTCACCTTTAGATAAATAACTTGGCATTTCTTTTAAATTTTTTAAAAGATTATCTGTTGGTAAATTAAGTTCTGTTAAGATTTGTTTTAAAATCAGAACGTCAGAAGGGTTATCCAGCTTAGGATATCCCCTTTGAGTTCTATAAGACCATTCTAATACTAACTCATCAAGAGTCATGAGTTTATTTTCTTATGTTAGCTAATTTTTGAAGACGAGTTTTAAAACCTTCGTGTAATTGAGCATTACCTTTATCTTCTCCTGTAGCTCCATAAGCCCCTCCATATTGTCCAGAATTGCTTGCTGCATTCCCTCCTGTTGTTTCACCATACGCTTCATCAACAGTTTCTTCATCATCTTCAGCTGGTTCTACATCAGTAGGCTCATCTGTTCCTGCATCTACATCCATATCACCTGCATCATTATCCATATCATCCATTTCTGGCTCCATTCCTTCTTCACCACCTTCAAAATATGATTTAAGCATACCGAATATTTTTTGTAATTGAGCTTCAGCTCCATCAGGACCTCCTGCTGGTGGTTCCATAGCATCTACATCTCCTGGTGCTACATCAATAGATGGCATTGGTGGTCCTGCTGGTCCTGGTGCTGCTGGACCCCCCATTGGGCCTCCTGGTTGTTCATTAATAAAGGAAGTAAATTCCTCTTTAATCATGTCTTGTAATTCTTTTAAGTTCATTTTTTCTCTTTTTAAATGTATTAATTAGTCTTTTTTTTCTTTTTATTTTTATAATAAGGTTTTCTTCCTCGTCTTTTTTTCCCTTTAGCTGCATCTACAACATCTTTTGCTTGAGCAACAGTGTTTTTAGCTGCATGTTTAACATCTGCTAGTTCTTTTTTCATTTCAGCGATTCTAGCTTTCGCTTCTTTTAATGCTGCTTCTGCTTTTTCATCTAAATTTGTAGAATCCCAAAGCGCGTTCCACAACCTTTTAAAATACTTCTTCATAACTAATTTTAATCTTTTATTACTTAATTCCTTTACTTACGTCTCCTCCAATTTTTTCTAAAAACCCAAATATTTTAGCTAATGCTGGATATTTTTCAGCAATTGCTGGGTCTTCTAAAGCCATTTGAATCTGAGATGTTACTCCTGCCATTCCTAAAACACCTGCTAATCCTGCTAACGCTGTAAATAATTCTTCTTTTAACATAGGATTTGATTCCATACGATTCATGAATTGTTCTTTTACTTCTTCTTCCTTTAAATGTACTAATGGTTTAATACCTGCTAGTTCTTGGAATCTTTCTGTTAAATTTTCTTTTGCCATTTTATTTTATTTTATAAATTTAATATTGTCTTATACCTGCTGTTAATCCTTCCATATAAGACATTTTAGCTATCTCATAATAAGGTTTTATAGATTCTGCTCCTTCTCTTAAATTAATACCTGCTTCTTTAATTATATTAAGTAATTCTTTATGAATTTGTCTATCCATCATAGTAGATGCTACTTCTCTTTTATCCATTCTTTCTCTTAAAATAATGTCTTCTTTTTCTTTTTCTATAGCTTCTAACCTTTTATTAATAGCTTTAATCCTATCAGTAACATGATCATTTCCTTTTTCAGTGGCTACTGGAGATTTATCTGATGTTTTTATCTTTTTTAAATCAGCTTCGTATTCTTCTTTACCATACTTTTTTCTTCCTTTCTTTTTAGCTTTAAATGCTTGCATTAAAGGAAACATTTTATCTTTTAAACTATCTTTTTCTTTAGAAAGTTTTTCACTTTCTTTATCTAATCCTTTTTCTCCTTTTCCTTTTTTACCCCCAGCTTTAGAAGCGGTTTTTGAAGTAGATTCATCATCAAAATCAAAATCTTCAAAATCATCAGATTGTTCTTTTAATAAATTTTTTTTTATTTGATTTTTTATAGCTTCTTTTAATCTATCTTTTTCAGAAACAGGTTTCATAGCAGTTTCTTCATGAAATTCTTTTAACCAACTTTTAAAAGCAGGTTTAGTTTTAGAATTTCTAAATTGAGTTTCATAATGGATAAGACCAGAATAGTATGATGGGTGGTAATTTAGATTTTGAATAACTGTTTCTGTAGTTTTCATTCTTTCTTCAAGAGTTGATTCTTGTAATCTTGCACATCCTATTTTAACTAATTCATAATCCATACCCTTTTTAAATTCATATGGATTTAAAGAATCTAATCTATTACCTTCTTTTTCTTTAGAAGAATCTGGTGTGTATCCGTAAAATTTATTATTTGCCATCTGTTTATTGTATGCTATTCCTATATAAATATAAAATTATTCTAGAAACTGATTATTATTGTTTGATTATTTTTTTCTTTATTATTGTATTATTATATTCCATATATAATATAAATATTCCTGAAGGATATTTAGATAAATCTACTTTACTTTCAGAGTTACTTATTATTTTTTTACCTATTGAATTATAAATATCTATTTTTATTTCTTTTGAAGTAATTATATTAATTATACCCTTTGTTGGATTAGGATAAACTAATATTTCTGAATTAGTTATAGTTCTTTTAGGAAAATTATCTATACCTTCAGGCCATTCATTTTCACAATAATTATAAGTTAATTGACATATATTATCCCACTCAGTAGTACAACAATAATCATCTACATCAATTACCCAAGCATAACAAGGATCATTTAACCAATATGGTATTCCAGGTCCTCCATAACAACCTGCATCATACAAGCAAGCTGTTGAATCTGTTACGTTTGCTGTTGGATCATAATTGTAAGCTGAAACGTCAGTACAACCAGTTATTATTGTTATACAAGAATTATCATCAAAACAAGCAAATTGATTATAATTTAAAGCTGTTGAATCAGTACAACCTGAAATTAAACAACATGAATTATCATTAGTGTTGGCTGCTGGATTATAATTAAAAGCAGCCGCATCAGTACATCCATAAATAAATGGTATGCATGATCCGTTATCTGTATTAGCTAAAGGATTATAATTAAACATAGTACTGTCTGTACATCCATAAATAAATGGTATACAACTATTATCGTTTGTATTGGCTAAAGGATCGTAATTTAATGCTGTTGCATCTGTACAACCATAAATAAATGGTATACAATTTCCATTATCTGTATTTGCAAGTGGATCATAATTAAACATTGTTGAATCCATACAACCAAACATATAAGGGATACAATTACCTGAAGGTGTATTTGCTGTTGGATCAAAATTAAATTGTGTAGCATCCATACAACCAATAATAACAGGAACACATGAATTGTCATCAGTATTTGCTAACGGATCATAATTAAATGCTGATGGATTTGTACACCCATAAACAAAAGCAATACATCCTACATTAGTATTAGCTAATGAATCATAATTCCAAGCTGTAGGATCAGTACATCCATAAACATAAGGTATACAAGTATCAGCTGTATTAGCTAATATATTATAATTCCACATTGTAGGATCCATACAACCATAAATGTAAGGAACACAACCACCATCATCAGTATTTGCAGTAGCATTATAATTAAATGCTGTTGGATCTGTACAACCATAAATGTAAGGTATACATGAACCATCATCTGTATTAGCTAAATTATTATAATTTATAGCTGTACTATCTGTACAACCATATAAGTAAGATATACAACTTCCATCATCTGTATTTGCTAATAAATTGTAATTTGTTGCAGTTGAATCTGTACATCCTGATAGTATAGGTACACATGAACCATCACTAGTATTCGCATTTAAATTGTAATTAAACGCAGTACTATCCGTACATCCATATATATATGAAATACAAGAATTATTGTCAGTATTCGCAGAAGGATTATAGTTAAATTGTGTTGGATCCATACAACCATAAATCACAGGAACACATGAATAATCTTCTGTGTTGGCTAAAGGATCAAAATTAAAAGCAGTTGGGTCTAAACATCCAAATATTTTTGCGATACAAGGATCTGTTTGATCTACAACTGATGTCCATTGAACTGTTGCATACTGATCATAATTAAATTTAGATGGATCCATACAACCAAAAATTGCATAAGTAATACAAGAACCATCATCATAATCAGCTGTGAATCCTTGAGTATGGTATTCTAAATAAGCTGCATCTGTACAACCAGGTGTATAATAACAAGAATTATCTGTAGTATTAGCTTGAGGAACATAATTTACTGCTAAAGAATCAGTACACCCATAAATTTTAGGAATACAATTATCTCCACATAATGCTATATCATCATAAATTTGACCAAATTGGTTGTAAGATAACATTGGATCTGTAAATGAGTTTGACCCTCCTTCTGAAATAACCATTCCTACTGGATTAATTATTTGAAATCTACATTGATTTGATGTTGGTACTGATTGACCAAATGAATAAAAATAAGTGTTTATTTCTTCTGCTGTGTTAAAATTTATAATAGTATCTAATACTAAATCGTTAGATTCTAATGTAAAAGGTCCCCACCAATTATTTCCTTGAGTTACTACTAAAAATGAACCTGCCCACCCATTATCAGCCCAATCAGTTAATCTTAATATATTATCACATCCAGGGTTTTGTAATTGTGCTGTTGCAGCTGGGTTGTAATTAAAAGCGTTAGTATCAATACAACCAAACACGTTTAAGGTAATACATGAACTATCATCTACAGTTGCCATAGGATTAAATTCTTGATATGATGGATCTGTACAACCTAATATTGGTATTTGTGCACATTCATTAATATCTGCAACTTCAGTATATATTGAACCAAAATCTCCAATACCTTGTGAAAGAGTATCACATTCAGTATAAACTACCCACATTCCATCAATACCTCCAAATTGTGCTCCACCTAAACCATCACCAAAATCATCTTCAATTTGAAATTGTATTTGTGTACCATAATCTATACAAAGATATTTAGTTACAATAGCTCCCATTGGTTGTCCTGAATAAGAACCAGTTGGTTGTTCATGGATTAAAGTACCACTAGTTGTATACATATTCCAACCAGTCTCTCCTGCATATTGGTCTAGCATAATTTGAACAGTTACTAACTCTTTACCGGGTGAACATGCTATAGGTCCCCCTCCTCCACAACTTCCATCATCTAAAGTAGCTGCTGGGTTGTAATTTGCAGATGTTGAATCTGTACATCCCGGAATATTAATACATGAACCATCATCTACTCCTGCTAATGGGTTATAATTTAATGCGTTTGGTTGAGTACAACCATATACAAATACACATGGGTCTAAAAACCATGGTTCACCTACATTAGCAGCAACGTTTGTATTTGGAGTATTTGTATTATATATCCCGTCAGCTTCTGCTTCAGTTGCAACTACATAAACTAATGCTAATCCTGCATTACAACTATATTGAGATTCTACTACTACAACGTCTACAAACCATTGAGTCATTGCATTACCTACATAAATT